TCATCAACCCTAAACACTACAAGATATTTGCCCCAGAGGACTATGTAGACTATCCTGATGGTATAGAGTATATGGACCTATGCGACAAGGCTCTAGCGCACCTCTCTGGTGTAGAGAGCCACCTTGTGGGCCAAATCCTTAAGTATGCTTTACGTGTCGGTAAGAAAGATGCAATGGAGCAAGATGCCACTAAGATTGAATGGTATGCATCACGTTTAGTTAACACAGTGAAAGGGAAATAAATGTTTATATCAAGAGAAAAATACAGGGAATTACAACAGCAACAATGTGATTGCTATGACATTACTCCTATAAAGAAAGACTTAAGAGTAGTTGCCGAAACTTTAGGTAGGGCTTACATGGAGCTAAACAGAACCCGTTACTATGTTGACGAGAAGTTAGACAAAGTATCGGCTGACTTAGAAGACTTAATCTATAACTTAACAACACATGAGGTACTTGATTAATGTTTGTAACAGGAAAACAATTTGATAACTTCTGGTCTGACCACGAAGAAAAGAAACCATTAACACAAAACCAAATGGAAGAAGTACAACTACAACACATGACTAAGCTTTACATGGAGTGGACAGAACAAGATGCAGAGACATCTAGGTTCATTGCCGAGAAAGCTTATCATGTAACTAAAGCCGGTGAAGTAGCCGCACAAGAAGCCTTCTACGAGTCCAAGTATGGTAGCTGGAGTTTATAAATAGAAACACGAACTAATAAGCTAGGAGATTTTATGAAATTAGTTTTCGATATTGAGGCCAATGGTCTCTTACCTACAGTGAGTAAGTTTCACTGTGCCGGTTGTCTAGATGTAGACACTGGAAAGGAGTATTGGTTTCGTCCAGAGGAGTTTAGGTCTTTCTTAGACCTTCTAGACAAAGCTGATACTATAATAGCGCACAACGCTTACGGTTACGATATTCCCGCTTTGGACATATTATCTAAAACACTCTTGGGTGTTGGGTGGTATCCTAAAGCTACTGTACAATGTACTAAGGTAATGTCACAACTGCTTAACTACAGACGCTTCGGCTTCGGCCATTCCCTAAAACAATGGGGTGTGGCTTTCGGAGACCAGAAGGGTGACTATAATGGCGGTTGGGAAGAGTTTAACGAAGACATGTTTACATACATGAAACAAGACGTAAGACTTGGTACTCGTGTCTATAAAGCATTGATGCAAGAAGTAAAGAACTATGTTAATGCTAGTGGCTCTAAAACAATTCTTCGGGCCTTGCGCTCGGAGATGAAGATGGATGAGATAATGGTTAAGCAAAGTCGTAATGGTTGGCTGTTTAACAAAGAAGAAGCTATTTCCCTTATGGGTGATATAGAAGATAAAATGAAAGCCACAGAAGATTTCATTAATCCGAAACTACCTCCACGATTAAAAAGGACAGATGGAAATGAAAACACGAAAAAACCAGCTTTCACGAAAGCAGGAAAGCCAATGGCATGGATGCGTAATTGGTTTCAGCTTGGCGATGAGTGCACTGTTGATGGTTGTTCTATCTGGGGAGAGTTCTCTAGAATTGAATTTCTTGCTGGTGATGTGGGCAATACTGACACTGTTAAGAGGCATCTATATACACTTGGATGGGTGCCTGACGAATGGAACTGGAAGAAAATTAACGGAAATTTCATCAAAACAGGAGCCAAACTCTCAGACAGCTCCTTGGAGCGACTAGGGGATGTAGGTCAAGCCTTAATGGAATACTATACTTTAAGGTCTAGGCTTTCTATTATGAAAGGTTGGTTCGAACACATCGATGACAACTCAAGGCTACATGGTGATGTATTTAATATAGGTACACCCACCTTCCGACAGACTCACAAGATTATTGCTAACTTACCTTCTGGTAAAGCGGCATATGGTAAAGAGATAAGAGAATTGTTTATAGCTAAAGAAGGTTATACGCTCGTATCTGCTGACTCTGCGGGTTGTCAGTTAAGACTTCTTGCTCACTACATGGGAGACCCAAGCTATACTAAAGAAGTTCTTGAAGGTGATATTCACCAGAAGAACGCAGACATTCTTGGTAGCTCTCGTGCTGATGCTAAACCTTTTATCTTCGCATACTTATACGGCGCGGGTGGTAAAAAGCTAGGTTCTATCTTAGGTGTCTCTGATGCTCAAGGTAATAAGCTAAAGAAGAAGTTCACAGCGGCTTTCCCTGCATTGGGTAAGCTAATTAACAAGGTAGAAAACATATCTGAAAACTCTGGGTTTATTCCGGGCTTAGATGATAGACCTATCTATGTTGATAGTAAGCACAAAGCTCTTAATTACCTTATTCAGGGTGCAGAGGCTGTGGTTATGAAGGCTACTGTAATACTGATTGATGAGAAGCTAACAGAGGCGGGGATAGATTACTCCCACCTGTTATTCTACCATGACGAGCATACAGTAGAAGTAAGAGAAGACCAAGCGGAACAGGCTCGTGATATCATCATGGAATGTTTCAGAGAAGCTCCAAAGCAATACGGAGTAAACATAATGGATTGTGGCGATTGCATCATTGGTGACAATTTCTACGCTGTACACTAAAGGAAAATACTATGGAAAAATTAATTAACAACCACGTTATCTTTGCTATAGACACCGGGCATGACTTACATACTCACGCTAAGTTCATGCGCTACCTTGACACTAAGAATGTCCTTGAGCCTTTACGTTACACACCAAAGTTATGTGTGGGCGCTTGGGATAATCAAGTAGAATATTCGTTTATGATGGACTATAATGACTATTATAAATGGGTGCATGATGCTGGTTGGGTAGACCGTCAAGAGTGCATTATGATTATGAATCCTGTTAATCCACGTACTAACACACGTTATCAAGCAACCTTCAGAACTCGTTTTAGTTGGGAAGAAGATGAGTATGCGGGTCAACTAGCTATTAAAGACTTATCTGAAATCCTTCGTGATAGAGATGAGAACTGGACAGCCATCATGGGTGCTAATCAATTCTATGTTCTTAAAGAACCTTCAAACACTCATCAGCAAGACCTACGAGACTTGTTTGTAGAATGATTAACAAAGAAATACAAAACAGGATTAGGCTGTCAGTAGCGGCCTTTTCCTACGAATATCAATCTGACTCCATTATGTCTGATGCTGAGTTCGATGCACTATCTAAACAAATAAATCCCAAGGAATCAACAGGGAATGATGTTATGGATAGGTTCTTTAGAGAACAATTTAACCCAGACACAGGCATGTGGATACACAATCATCCTAACCTAAGAGGGTTAGAAATAATCTACAACAAGTATTATAAAGGATTTTAACATGATAATAGAAGTAGGAAAAACATACAACGTCACTAACGCTAATAGGAAGTGTGTTGTTGAAGTTGAGATGTATCGACACAAAGATGAAGACTTAAAAGGCGTTAATACAGAGATTGTCTGGAGAACAGGCGAGTTCAATATTGAAATAACAAGTGAAGAAGAAGCAGAATCATTACAAGACATGATTGGCGAACATGGTTCAGAGTTCTGTACAGACTGCTTTGATACCTTTGAAATGGAATCTTGTTGGGACGGTCAAGGTGAGGACTTAGAGCCTTGGACTTGCGGTTGGTCTTCAGGAGAGTTCGAAGACTTCTTAAAAGAATACCATGACGCAGAAGAAGGTGGTTATGATTTCTTAACGGAAAGAGACTTTGAACCATTTGAATGTATCTGGTATATATCTAACGGAATCATAGTAAAGGAAACAGTAATATGAGTGAAATAACAAAAGAGTTCGACGTATTCTTTGCTAACATTAAGTTTGGCTTAGTGCCGCTTAGTGGTGAAATGCAAGACCATCTTAGAGAACTGGAAGACAGACTAGTCCGTTGTGAAATTGAATTCCAAGAATCTGAAGAAGAGTATCACTGGGGTCAAGGTTTTGACTCTGGCTTTAGTGAAGGATATGACAAAGGCACAGAAGAAGGCTATGACGAAGGTTATGACAAATGTGCTCAAGAAATAGAAGACTTAAAGAATGAGATAGCAGAGTACAGAGAAATGGTCGATGACCTAAGAAAGGTAAACGTTTAATGTTCACAGTAGACCAAGAAGACGAAAGTACAATAGTTACTTCACTAGACAACAAAGGTTTCTGTGAAGACTTACAAGTAATATTTGACCCAGAGTTAGTCTGGATTAGACAATGGGATGACATATGGCAAGAGTTCTCTGTGCTATGTGTTTCACATCAACAATTAAATGACATAAAAACAGCAATGGAGAACAAATGAATACAGAAAAATTCCAAAATGAAGTAGCAAGGTTCTACGAAGAAGGGACTACAGAAGAAACGCTTTTCCTTGGGTTAGCGTCTGAGGTAGGTGAAGTCATGCAAGCTAGGGTTAAAGAGACTCGAAAAGGACTAGAGTGCACCGCCGAGATACTAGACGAGTTAGGTGATGTACTCTGGTATGTCTCAACTATATCACAATCTAGAGGGTACTCTTTGGTAGACATTATGAAAGATGTCTTAGACAAACTATCTGTTCGTAATCAGAAAGAAATTACAAGCAAGAACTTCGACAAGCACGGGTTCTATACACAAGGTCCGAGGTAATTACCTTAAAAATAAGGATAAAAATAGGGCGGAATAATGACCAAAGGTCGCCCCTCTACGGGGTTAATTAAAGGAATATTTAATGACACTAGCTATAATAGATGGTGATGTTCTCCTATATATGAGTGTATGGGGTTCAGATACATTAGAAGAAGGTAAGAGTAAGTTTAATACTACTTTTACTGACATTACTAACAGCTTATTTACAAAAGACTACGTCATGGCTATGGGTGGCCCTGATAACTATCGCATTGACTTGTATTCAGAGTATAAACGCTCTGCTAGTCGTGTTAAGTCGAAATCTAATAAACCTGATTGGTTTGATGATTTGAAGTCTTGGACTGTTGAGTTTTATGATGGATGTATTATTACAGACAATTGTGAAGCAGACGACATGGTCAGAATATGGGCGGTTGAAGCTAAAAAAGCAAACATACAACACTGCGTAGTAACTATCGATAAAGATTTAGATTGTATTCCGGGAACACACTATAATCCTAGAACAAAACAAATATATCAAATCGATAAAGAGTGGGCTGACTACTTCTACTGGAAACAATTATTAATGGGTGATTCTGTTGATAACATTCCCGGTATATACGGCATAGGTCCAAAGAAGGCTGAAGGTATTCTAAAAGGAGCAAAAAATAAAAAAGAGCGAATTAAAAGAATATGCCGCGAGTATCACGATGCTTACGGAGAAGAGGGCTTTAACTCTATGCTGTTAAACGGCAAACTACTACATATCTGGAGGCATATTAATGACCACTTCACTATCGACAAAGAAGTATACGAAGACGCTATTAAAGTCTGAAATAGGTCACTGGAAAACTAAGGTTAAGTTTAACCCTAGTAAAGCTTTCGGTTTTCTATATTGTATACATAATACGGTAACAGACCAATACTACTGGGGTAAGAAACAGTTCTTTCACGGTGGCAAAAAGAAATCTAAGACTTACGGAAAAGAAATGACTTGGAGGACTTACACAGGCTCTTCAACTCATTTAAAGAAAGATATAACCAAGTATGGTCACGATAAGTTTACATTTGAAATAGTAGATGTTTACAAAACCAAAGGCGGATTATATTACGGAGAAGCTTATTGTCAGATGGTATCTGAATCAATGACAGAATATTTATCAGACAAAACAACTCCCCGTTTCTACAATAGACAAATAGCCGCTATTAGGTTTGTTCCTAAAGAAGCGGTTACTGAAAAGACTCGTAAGTATATCAAAGAACTAATGAAGAAGTATTAGGAGATATAATGGGTAGAATAGTAACAAAAGACCAACCGTGTAATGATTGTGGTGGTTCAGACCCAATGCAAATCTATGAAGACGGTTCAACGTTCTGCTTTTCGTGTAGAACATCACATCAAGCACCTAAAGGAGAAGTCAAAATGACTACTAAAAATAATGACGATGGCTTCTCTGCGGTAGATACGTGGGGGCCAAGCTTATCAGAAGTCCAATCTGACTTCCAATCAAGAGGTTTCAGAGAAAGAAACGTATATAAACAAGTATCAGAACACTACGGTGTGAAGGTAGGTTATGATTTAGATGGTGTGATTGATAGTCACTACTATCCCTATCATATTAACAATGAGCTATCTGGTTACAAGGTAAGGCAACTACCAAAGAAGTTTACTTCTATCGGTAAAGTCAGAGGTGGTCTATTCGGCCAACAACTATATAACGGTGGCAAACGATTAGTTATAACAGAGGGTGAGCTTGACGCTATGGCTGTACAATCAGCATGGTTTAAACGTTACAAGACATTCTATCCTGTTGTATCTGTTCGTTCTGCTTCTTCACTAAAAGACTTAGTAGAAGAAAGAGACTGGATTAGAAACTTTGACGAAGTAATCTTATGGTTTGATGGCGATGAAGCGGGTCGTGAAGCAACGAAAGAAGCGGCGCGTATTATCGGCTATGATAAAGTTAAAATAGCCAAATCAACTGAAAAAGATGCATCAGACTTATGGATTAAAGAACCTGATAAAGTTCTTAAGTCTGTATATGATGCTACTGACTATACACCCGCCGGTATTCTTACTAAAGAAGACCTGTGGACACAACTAGAAACTTACAACAACTTAGAATCAGTGCCTTATCCTGATAGCATGAACGGTCTTAATGGTAAGCTAAAAGGAATGAGGGCCGGAGAAATTACTCTTTGGACTTCAGGCACAGGTTCTGGTAAATCAACGCTCCTAAGAGAAATAGCAGTACACTTGTTAGACGTAACAGAAGACAAGATAGGTATTGTTTCTCTTGAGGAATCACCCGCTGAAACTGCTCGTAAGATGAGTGGCATGGCATTAAACAGAAACCCGGCGGCAGAGGAGATACCGTTAGATGAACTTAAAATTGGATATGATAAACTTTTCGGGGATGATAGGGTACTTGTACTGGACCATCAAGGTAGTATTTCTGACGGCTCTATTATGGATTTCCTTGAGTATATGTGCCTTTCTGGTGCTAAGTATGTCTTTGTTGACCACATTACAATCTTGGCTTCAGAAGGTGCTGAAGGACTTACGGGAAACGAAGCCATCGATAAGATAATGAATCAATTACTGCGTGTTGCTAAGAAGTATAACGTATGGATTGGCTTAATCTCACACTTGAGAAAGACAGATAACAAAGGTAAGTCGTTCGAAGAAGGTAAACTACCTAGCATGGATGATATTCGTGGTTCAGGTTCTATTAAACAAATTAGCATGGACATAATCGCTTTTGCTAGAGATTCGGGAAGTAACGATGAAGTTGAAAGAAACACAATTAAAACAAAAGTACTCAAATGTCGTTATACTGGTCTTACAGGCCCATCAGGAGCATTGCTTTATAACTTTCCAACTGGTAGACTCTCTAAGGGAAACGACTACGAAGAAGCCAGCGACGATGCTGGGTCACAATTCCAAAGGGTGTAAAGATGAACATGACTGACAATGAATTGATTTATGTGTCTGTAATACTTCAACTACTTTATGAAGGAAAAGCAGACACATCAACACTATCACCAACAATTAGGAAATTCTTACAAGGCATCATAGATGAATATGAAGAGGACCCTACAGACCCTATGAACCTACAACTATACTATGCGTGTAATACGATGTTAGAAGCAAACAAAAAGGATTATCACTAATGTTACATAAACAACAAATGGACAAATACTTTGAGGAATTTATCTCAGTAGTTATTAAAAGCAAGGCACACCTAGAGGTGTTCTTAAAACAAGTAGAAGATATGTCAGATGAAGACAAAGAGTACTTGCGTGACTTGTGGGAAATTGAAACACTCAATGTACCCGAAGAAGAAGAAGATTTAGAAGAAATGTCGAAAGATGAATTAGAAGAATATGCGTTAGAGGAATTCAACGTTGATATAGATAGACGTAAAAAAATCTCAACACTACTAGAAGAAGTAATAGAACTTAAATCAAAGGAATAACTAAATGAACGCATACGAATCATTCATCCATCTTTCTCGCTACTCAAGGTATCTAGACAGTGAAAACCGTCGTGAGACTTGGGAGGAGACTGTAGACCGTCTGATTGGTTTCTGGAAGAACCAAATAAGCGATAACGTATTAACTAAGGATGAGTTTAAACAACTACGCTCTGCCGTATTAAACAGAGAAGTAATGCCATCAATGAGGGCAATGTGGAGTGCTGGAGAAGCATTAGCACAAAACCCTTTCCGTGGCTACAACTGTAGCTTTAAACAAGTAAACCACCCACGAGTGTTTGACGAGATACTATATATCTTAATGTCTGGTACTGGTGTTGGTTTTTCTTGCGAGACTGCAGAAGTAAACAAACTACCTATTATTAACGACAACTTCGTAAAGACTGAACGTGTAATCACTGTAGAAGATAGTGCAGAGGGTTGGGCTAAAGCTTTACGTAAGTTAATCGCTGACTTGTATTTAGGAAATATCCATGAGTGGGATTATTCTAAAGTACGTCCAGAAGGCGCAAGACTAAAAACTATGGGTGGTAGGGCTTCAGGCCCGGGGCCGCTTATAGAATTATTTGACTTTGTCACTATGACATTTAATAAAGCGGGTGGGCGTAAATTACGACCTATCGAAGTACACGACCTAGTATGTAAGATTGCTGAAGTTGTAGTCGTTGGAGGCGTTAGACGCTCTGCACTCATCTCAGTATCAGACCTATTAGACCCTGAAGTACGTGACTGTAAGTCAGGTGCATGGTGGGAACGTGACCAACAAAGAGCATTAGCTAACAACTCTGCCGCCTATGATAGTAAGCCTTCTATGGCTGTATTCATGGACGAATGGGTTTCACTAATGAAATCTGGTTCAGGTGAACGCGGTATCTACTCTAGATATGGCGCTCATGCATTAGCACCGAATCGTCGTAATTCTGACTTAATTAAAGGTACAAACCCTTGTGCTGAGATTCAGTTACGTGATGGTCAACTATGTAACTTATCAGAGGTTGTATGTCGTGTAAACGATACAGAAGAAGACTTAGCCCGTAAGATTAAGTTAGCTACTATATTAGGTACACTACAAGCTTCACTTACAGACTTTAAATATGTACGTAAAGTATGGCAAAAGAACTGTGAAGAAGAGCGCCTACTGGGGGTGTCCTTAACAGGTATCCAAGACTGTAAGATACTAAGAAACCCAGACCCTGCTATGCTAGAAAGGCTACGCGATGAATCAATCAAAATTAATAAAGAATATGCAGAAAAGCTTGACATTAATCCAGCGACTGCCATCACCACTATTAAGCCCTCTGGCACTGTTAGTCAGCTGGTTGACAGTAGCTCTGGTATTCATGGTCGTTTCAGCCCGTATTACATACGTACTGTAAGACAAGCAAACAATGACCCGTTAACAGACCTTCTTAAAGACCAAGGAGTTCCTAACGAGCCAGATGCAATGAACCCCAATAAGACAACTGTATTCTCTTTCCCTATCAAGTCACCTGAAGGTGCTACACTAGCTAACGAACAATCAGCTATTGAACAACTTGAGAACTGGAAACTATTCCAAAAGCATTGGTCAGAACATTCTGTGAGTGTTACTGTCTATGTTAAGGATGAAGAGTGGATGAATGTTGGTGCATGGGTATATGATAACTTTGATTACATCACCGGTGTATCATTCTTGCCATATTCAGAGCATACATACCAACAAGCACCTTACCAAGACATCTCTAAGGGAGAATTCCTTAAGGCTGTTGCAGACTTTCCTGAAGTTGACTTCTCATTGTTACCAAACTTTGAGCAAGAAGACAATACTGAAGGCGCTCAAACTTTAGCGTGTTCTGGAGGAGCTTGCGAAATCTTATGATAAGTAGCCCTTGTTTAAGAAAGTGTTGGATTGGAGAAAATGACCGTTGTGTTGCTTGTAACCGAACCTTAAAACAAATTCGAGAATGGAGTACTTATACTGAGACTAAAAGAAAAGAAATAATGAAAACATTATAACAACTTAGACCTTGGCATGTCTATAAACTGCCTCAACTTAACCGAAAGGAAAAATAATGCTAAAATATTTACTAGTAGCCATAACTGCGTTATCAGCTAGTGCGATTTCAGCGGAAACCTTATCAATGAAAACCTTAGAATCTGGAGAAGAAGTTATATTCTTTGAAGGTGATTACACAAAAGGAAGTGCTCAGAGGTTATATGATATAGCAACTGAAAGTAATTTAAAAACAATAATGTTCTCTTCAGGTGGTGGTTCTGCCTTTGAAGGGATTGCTTCTGCTTATGTTATGAAAGACTTAAAACTTAATGCCTTTGTTTCTAAAGGTGACAAGTGTATGTCTGCTTGTGCTGTAACTGTGCTAGGTGCGGTAGTAGTCAATATAGAAGGTCTTATTGGTTTCCACCCCGCTTACCTACCTACTCCAATAGTAGATGGTACAGAGGCTTTTGTTTCTGGTCAAAAACAAGGGGTAACTGATACTATATTCTACAAACAAATGGGAATGTCTGACCAAGTGATTAGAGCTATACATTACTTTGGTAAACCTGATGTGTTCTTTGTAGTAGTAGATAATGTGGATTATTACAGAATGTTTGAAAGTGTTAATGACGGTTTTAATAATAAAGAAATATTTGGGATGATATGGTCAAGTGAGTTAATCGCTGGATATTCATTCTTTACACAACGAGGTTCAACACTATGATTAGATTTTGGCAAATATGGAGTGTATTCGTATTAATGGTTGTAGCCTCTTATGTAGGTTATTATTATGGTGCTATTGACTTCATCTACAATAACGACTTTACTTATATATCTATTGTAAATATATCTGTATTATATGTCTTTACTTTAGTTAACCTTTATAAGTCATACACTCAGGTGAGAGAAGCTAGTGACAACCAATGGTTTATGTCTGATGCGGTTTTGTCATTAGGTATGGTAGGTACGCTATTGGGTTTCTTAGTTGTGTTATACAGCACATTTGAAGGCTTAGACCCTTCTAACACTGAGTCAATGAGGAAAGCTATTGAGACTCTTGCCTCTGGCATGGGTACAGCATTGCTTACTTCATTAGTTGGATTAATTTCTTCAATAATTATGAAATACCAATTAGTAATATTGGAGAGTTAATATGAAAAGATATTCATCTAACTTGGCATTTATTGACTTATTATTCAACATGTTAGTCGGTTTTACTTGTTTGTTTATTATATCCTTCTTGCTTATAAATCCAATAGCAAAGAAAGGTTTAGTAGACCCGCCCGTAAAGCTTATGGTTGAAGCTAGATGGGGTGACGAAAGCAAATGGGATGTAGACCTGTGGGCTAAGTCTCCAAATTCTCTTGTAGGATATCCCAGTAAAGAAAGTGGATATGTAACTTTATCAAGAGACGACTTAGGGAAAACTAATGACACTTACACGGTTAACGGCATTACCAAAGTGATTAAGAGAAACTATGAAGTAGTAAACCTGACAGACTTACCTGACGGCGAATATGTCATAAATGTTCATATGTTCTCTGCTCAGTTTAACGAGAAATTATTTCCAATAAACATAAGAGTTGTTCAGATACAGCCTTATAAGGTAATATATGAAGACAATGTTTATGTAGATTGGCCTAAACAGGAAAAGACTGCTGTAAGCTTTAATGTCGTCAAAGGAAGGATAAGAGATGTGAACACAATGGTTCAACAAAAAATAAGAACAAAGTATGAATTAGGAGTACCATGATAATACTACTTATACTGGGGTTTATAACCTCTTTAATAATTGCTTATTTTAGTTACAAGTCAGAACTATCTAGCATAATTAAACTAATGTCGCTTCCCCTTATAATAATATACTTTGGGGTAGCGGGTATTTATTACTATAATAACTTAGGCGCACCTATTGAAAGGACTCCTCCGTTAAAAGTAAATTATCAACACCACATAATAGAAGGCGATTATATAATAGTGTGGATGTATGATACAGAAACAGGCCATCGTCTTTATAAAATAGATTACGACAGAGAAACTGCAAAAGCTCTTGAAGAAGCTAAAAAGATGAGAGACGCGGGCGCAAAACCTAGGATGAAAGGATCTAGAGGCGAGGCTGAAAAAGGGGCGAGAGTCACTTGGAAGCTTGAAAATCTAGTACCACTTAGGGAAATACAGGAGACAAAATAATGTTTGACTTTTTTAAATCAAGAGAGTGGTTCTTGTGGGCCTATGCTGGCTCATTATTTATAATAGGGACACTCTGGTATCAAGTACAGTTAGATGTTCAAATTAATGAATGGTTCGGCTCTTTCTATGATATGATACAACAAGCGCTATCAGGAGAAGACACTATAACCATGTCACAATATTATGGTGAGTTGTTTGCTTTTGCTAAGATTGCTTTTGTTTATATTGCTGTTGCTTTATCTGTAGCTTTCTTTACTCAACACTGGTTATTCCGTTGGAGAACCAGTATGGTAGAAAAGTATCACGCCTTGTTTCAAAAGGCTAGAGGTATAGAAGGCGCGGCACAACGTGTACAAGAGGACACTATTAAGTTCTCTAGAATAATGGAAGGTCTAGGTGTTTCTTTTGTAGAGAGCATCATGGTACTTATTGCCTTCTTCCCAATACTTATGGGATTATCTTCTGGACTTGTTGTTGCTTTCTTTGGAGAGTGGGAATATGGTTTAGTTGCGTCTGCTATCATATGGTCAGCAGGGATTACCTTAATACTATTAATTGCAGGAAAGCTCCTACGTTTGGTTAATGTTGAATATGACATCCAAGCTAGAGAAGCGGCCTATCGTAAATTACTAGTTAAAGCGGAAGACGATTCAACAATTCGTCCAAAGACTCTTGATGAAATATTTAACGATGTTCGCAAGATTCACTACACTAACTACGCACGTTACGCATGGTTTAATGTAGCACGCTTAACTTGCTTACAAGCTAACGTACTTGTAGGTTATATTGTATTAGCTCCGGCTATTGTATCAGGGGCAATTACCCTTGGTGTTATGCAACAAATATTACGTGCCTTTGGTAAAGTAGAAGGTTCTATGATGTACTTATTTAAATCATGGTCTACTATTATTGAACTATTATCAGTATATAAACGTCTTCGTGAATTTGAAGATAAACTTAAGTAAGTAGCAATCAATTAGGAGAATTAATTATGGAAGTAACAGGTTTTGTTAATTGGGTATCCAAACGTGATTTTACTGTTTGGGTTAGTGGTGTGAAGGTACATGATAATTTGTTATCATATGCCGCCGCTATTGACTTATTTGATAAGTATAAATCTGAAGGTTACGACAATGTTTTTATTGGAAATCAATTTAAAGGAAAATTATGAATGGCACAATTACTATGGAACTTAGCTAATGAAGCAGTTAAAAAGAAAACCCCTGCTAAGAAAGCTCCAGTAAAAAAGAAGACCACTGCTAAAAAGAAAGTAGAAGAAAAGTTACCTGAACCGGCAGTTATGATGCCACCGGGAACTTACTTGCGTGAGAATGGTATTCTTATGCTAACTTCTAAGTTTGAGATGGAAACTATTATGCCTATAGTGGCTAGTATCTTTGAATACAATTTAATGGAAGAAGAACTACGACCTGAACGCATTACACTAATGATTAACTCACCCGGAGGTAGAATCGACTCATGTCTAACACTAATAGATGCTATGCAAACTTCAGAAGTCCCCGTAGACACTATGGCCTCTGGTTTAGCCGCTTCCTGCGGTATCTTAACCTTAATGGCAGGGGAACAAAGGTTTGCATCTAAAACCGCACAGATAATGTCTCATCAATACGCGGCAGGTTCTTCAGGTAAGGAACATGAGTTATACGGTAGGGTTAAATCATTTGAACAAACTTCAGAGTGGATGGTAGACCACTATCAAGAATGTACAGGTTTACGTGAGAAAGAAATAAGAAAGCATTTACTTGGGCCTACTGATGTATGGTTGACCCCGCAAGAAGCTTTGAATTTTAATATAATAGATAAGATAGTTGATACTTATCGAGTTGAAAAGTAAGGATAAATTATGTCAAATAAAATAACTATAGACGATGAAGAATTTAATGTTGATGACTTTAATGAAGAACAACTTAAAATATTAGGTGAAGTACAGTATGTATTGAAAGAATCTGAACGCCTGTCTTACATAGCCGAGGTTATGAAAGAACGTAACAAGGCTTTAGCAAAACTTTTAATGGAATCACTAAAGAAAGAAGAGTGATTATGGGAGAGATAATCGGTATGGTCTTGGGAACACTAGCTCAATTGGGTTTTAAATTCTTTATATTCATGGGGTTTGTATTCTTAGCAATTAGAACATTGCAATACTTTGGAGTATCAATATAATGCCTTATATAACAAAAGAAGACAGAAGCGTAATTGACCATTTAATCGGAAAGGACTTCTCACCACAAAATGGTGGGGAGTTACAATACGCTATAGCAACACTAATTCAAAGATACTATAAAAACAGTTGTAATAATAAACCTCGATATAAACACATGGAGCAGATGATGGGTGCTTTAAGTGGCGCGGCTATGGAACACTATCGTTGTGTTGTTGCCCCTTATGAAGAAATGAAAATAGAAGACAATGGAGCTGTTTACGATGTCGCAAATAGTGAATCTTACTGAAATAATAAATAAAAACAAGAGCATAACAGATGAGGAAGCTATACAACAAGCCAGCGAAGTAGCCTTAGATGTTATAGAAGAACAATTTGAAGAGGGCATCTTAATAGGTGTCCTCAACAGCAAGCTACAGTTGTCTACAACAATAGAAGATGACTATGATGTTATCAGGTTGTTAGAGTCAGCACTAGAAAACTTATATATGGAAATAAAAAATGATAAAGAAATTACTGAATAGTAGAGCTAGGAGAGTATTCTGTAGTACTGTACGTAAACCATTTCTTTGGTTATACAGATTTTACAACTACCTCCAAACTTGGCAAAAACACAGAGATGCCATTAAACATCTAAACATGTTATCTGACAGAGAGTTAAAAGACGTTGGGCTTAATCGTAATGACATAACTAGACTAATATGGTTAAAAGAAGACAAAGACTTGACTGGCACAATGCCAATGCGTAAAAAGAAACCTGTTAAGAAAAAGAAATAAGGGAGTATAAAATGACTGATGAAGTAAAAGAAGTACCTACAGACTTAGAAGAAGCTGTAGAAGCTATGTTTGATAAGTTTATATCAGAGTATGAGATGGATGCATCAGGCAGTATCGAAGACATGTTATACGAGTTTTACTCAGAAGGCTTCATTAATGCATTGGAGACTTTAGAAGGAGGGGAGTAATGTATTTAGTCCTTGGAAGACGAAACTGCCCCTTCTGTGATAAAGCTAAAGAACGTTTAGAACAAGAGGGGTTACCTTATGTGTATGTTGATATAATGGAAACACAAGAGAAGACAACCCTATTTAAAGACATACTAGTAAACAAAATGAATGTTAATACAGTACCTCAAGTATTTAAACTTGTTGGTGGATATGGTCACTTAAAGGATTCTCTAGATGAGTGAAGCTAAACAAGTAGTAGAAGAAATAATCGATGCAGTAATAGAGAATAAAAAGGCAGAAGTTACTAAACCTATTAAAATAAAGAAACCAACTCTACCTGAAAAACCTAAAGAGGTTCCTATTGTAGTAAAGAAGAAAGAACTTCGAGGTCGTCCTAAAGGTTCATCAGACAATAAACCCACCAAGATAAGACTTAAACCTTCTCCCAAGTCTGCTGTACAAGCATTCAAAGAAGACTTCAAAGGTTTAGACATAGTCGCTATCTACGGTGTTGATGAATTTACAGACAAACTAATCAGAGAACTATGGTCAGACCCTAACAAGAACTTTGTAGTGACTGACCCCATAGACCAACGTGCCGGAACACTCACACGTAGTATCGGTAGCTTACCTTATTCTATGTACAGATATAATCAAATAAGACCTAGTGGTTTTATAGAAGAAGGATTATTCCCTGTGGTGATTGTCGCCGAAGAATATTGGGATATGGTTATTAAATTACCTAACACTAATAAAGTTATACTAACATGCTTATCCCACTGGGGTAAGTAAACTACACCCCTCATCTATTCATATGGACTCCTTACCGGGAATCTGTGTGGATAGGTGGGGGGTTATATATATTTTTTTTTGTATAGTTTTTAATCATTTAATATTAAAGAAAAATAGGGCGGAATAATGATATGAACTCCTTGGGGAAGGGGGATTATGGGGGTAGGGGTATTAAATATATCTACAAACTATCTTGCTAACAGCTTTAACAAATAAGTTTGTTTTTGTTGTTTTAATTACATAAGTTCGAGGTCTTTAAAAGTCCTTATTTCTAAATGTTCTTAAGAAAGTTTTTAAATATATTCGCTCACCTATGAGACAAAACCCTTTAACTATTTTAAATTAATAAAAAGGAGACTTCAGATGTCAACTGAAGATGAAATTCGTAGGTTACGTGACGAACAGAGCGCTATAGAGACTCGCTTATTTAAGCTAAGAGACACTGTACGTGACATGGAAGAAGAAATTAATAACATTAATATTCACCTTGATATTGCTAAGAATAAGCTAAAGTCTTTTGATGGCATACTTGGATGGGTTGTTAAACTATTCGTTGGAGCTATTATCGGCGGTATTTTAACCTTTATTATAAAAGGGGGTTTGGTGATATGATTGATGAGCATAAAAAGCTCTTGTTACCGACTATCGTTCGTGGAGTAGTTTATGGTATTATCATAGCGATATTACTGGTGAACGTACCTAAAGTATTTGGTATAAGTTTTACTACAGAAGTATACGCAAAGAAGCTTATAGAGATGAATGAAAAAGAAGCTCAAGAATCTAATTCTAGGTTTTATTTAGGACCTTTAGAGAATAATCGCTGTGAGTTGGAGTAATCTGTGAAACTATTAACAGTTTGGAACTATTTACAGAATAAAAACCATTACATTTCAACTACTTAATTTTTTATGTTATTAATTAGTTGTTTTTTAATGGTTTTATTTTGAAATTTAAACTATGTAAACAATATGACAACCCCAGAACCTTAAAAGGAGGTAAACAATTATGGCAAATCATCCGGGAAATAAAAATTTAGACAAAGTACGGAAGCCGGGAAGTGGACGTCCTAAAGGCTCTAAGAACATTAACTCTATGGCGGCTTATAAGAAGCTTGAAGAACTTGGCTTCGACCCTATTGAGATGATGATTGAGAAATATCAGGCTATTGAGGAGTCTTTAAATGACGGTAGTATACGTGTTGGTAGTGGCTCTTATGCACAGCTTATTGCTACTCAAGGAACTCTTATTAACAACCTCATGGCTTATGGCTATAAGAAAGTACCTGAGAAGATTGAGCAAGAAGTTTCTACTAAGAAACCAATGGCTATTAAACTTACTATGAGAAAGAAAGAAGACGATAATGCAGAAGATTAAAGGATTAATTGTACTAGTAATGGCAGTAGGTCTTATGGGTCTACTAGGATTAATTGTTGTTGATGAATTCATGGTGGCTTCAGAACACAATGCAGAGCTAGACCAGAACATTATTGAACTATTACAAATGAGCATAACAGGCATTATTGGTGTTGTTGCAGGATTTGTGGGTGCTAGTAAGTAATGAGAAGAGCAAGGACGATGACAATAAGACTAACTAATAAACTTACAATGAGGAGCAAGGACGATGACAATAAGACTAACTAACTCGCAAGAGATGGCAGAAGACTTTTACCTTAAGGTTGCTCAAGGTGAAGTTGGTGGTCATTCTTTTATTAATAAATTCGGTGCTAACTTTGATGTAGACACAGGAACAGACCCAGAAACTATCTGGAGCCAAGGTGGTCTATATCCGTGGGCTAGCCTAGCTACAGCCTCCACTCTGACAATGGTGTCTACTGAAGCGGCTGACACCTCTGATGTTGAGATTCAAGGTCTGGATGCTAACTACAACCTACTCACTGAGACGCTAACCATGACAGGCACTACTCCTGCTGTTACTGTTAATGCTTTCCTTCGTGTGTTCCGCATTATCTACAACCACACTGGAGTTAACGCTGGAGACATTACTGCTAGTGTCGGTGGTGTAGTGGTAGCCAAGGTCGATGAAGGTCTAGGTCAGACACTAATGTGTGTCTATACCATTCCTGCTGACTATACGGGGTATCTTGTTCAGCTTAGTGCTACAGCGCAAAAGAATAAAGACGCTCAAATTAGGCTTCTACAGAGACCATTAAACTCTTCTTTTAAGATTGCTCACATGGCAGAAGTCTTTGAGGGTAGCTACAACTATGCTCCTAAGATTCCTATTGTACTTGCTGAGAAGACAGATATTGACTTTATAGCGGCAGAAGCTGAAACTAACAACACAAGAGTTACAGGAACTTTTGAAATCTTGTTAGTAAGTAATGTGTAACATAAAGGGAAGAAATAATGGCGTATAGTAGACCTGTTAAGAAAACAGTTAAGAAGAAACCCCTCACTGTTGCTCAGAAGTATAAGCAATTAAAAGCCCAAACAGAAAAAGCAGGTATGAAAGTATCTGAAGTTAACGGTAAGATAGTCGTTAGAAGAAAGGCTAAATAAGATGGATTTAAAACAATCAGAGTTCCAACGACGACTATTTAAGTTTAAGTTGAAGATGCAAAGAGCCGCTAAAGAAATTGGTAAACCTTTGCGTATGAGTGGTACTAAAGTATTACAATCAGACCCTCGTTATAAGACTTTCGGTAATCGTATAGCATCTGGTAAAGTATCCGGTATGCGCGGTCCTATGACTGCTAAACAGAAAGCCGCACTAAAGAAAGCCCAAAAGGCTAGTGCAGATGCCCGAAGGAAGAAGTAACAATAAGACCATAGTGGTCTGTGTCATTATTTACATTACAACAATAGTGTGTAGTAGTATAATGGTGTATAATAGTTAGTGGTGCGGTAGCGCCCGGAGAGATATAATGGAAGAAATAGTATTGCACGAAGGACAGTCAGATGTTATTAATGACCTCTTTGTAGAACAATCATGTCGTTATGCTGTTGTTAATGCTAGTCGTGGTTTTGGTAAATCATTCCTAGCGGCTACAGCGGCTATGATAGCTGTACAAGAATTAATGGAATTAGATTCGTCTGTACCTAATAAGAATGTTGCTATTATAGCTCCCACTTATGCACAGGCTATTGATATCTACTATCCCTTAATAGCCTATATACTAGGTGCTGAAGCTTACGCAGAGAAATCTAGTAGAGTAGCAGGAACATTCTGGTTCCCTAATAATGTCATATTAAAGATATGGTCCTATGAAGCATCTGAAAGGATGCGTGGTAGTGGTCAATACTTCGTAGTAGCCGATGAGGTCTGCTCTTGGAAGGGTGCTGGTACAAGTCTTAAAGAGTCTTGGGAATCAGTTATTCAACCTTGTATAGCAACACGTTGGTCTAAAAAGAACGCAGATAAGTTCGGAGCTAATGCTGGTAAAGCTTTAATCATTAGCACACCAATGGGTTATAACTATTTCTATGAGATGTATAATCGACAGGATGCTGATAATCAATGGAAGAGTTATCACTATACTTATCACGACTCCCCCTACCTAGATGAGAATGAGATTGAAAGAGTCAAGCTAACACTAGACCCACTAAAGTTTGCTAGAGAGTATTCAGCTAGCTTTGAGGACTCTGGTAATACTGTTTTCTATACATTCAACAGAAAAGAACATATAGATAAAGACCTACCTTACTTTGAGACAGGTGAAGATGTACACGTAGCTATCGACTTTAACGTTGGTATTATGGCATCTTGTGCTTTTGCTCTAAGAGGTAATCAAATACACATACTAGATGAGTTTCAAGGACACCCTGATACGGAAACCTTGGCAAGAAATCTAGCGGATAAATATAGAGGCCACAGGATTATTAGTTACCCAGACCCTTCTGGAAAAGCTAGGAAGTCTTCTGCGGCTGTAGGTAGAACAGACTTTAGCATATTACAAGCTGAAGGCATAGCTACTAGAGCACATAACAAAGCCCCACCTATCATTGATAGTGTAGCGGCTATAAATAAGAAGTTCAAGAACGCTAATGGTGACATTGATATGTATATTCATCCTAGATGCAACAATACTATTAAGTCTATTGAGCGTACTGCTTGGGTAGAGTCTAACCCTGATACAGCTACTATCTGTAAGAAAGAAGGTGTAGAACACTGGACTGATGGATTACGCTATGCTGTGGAATACTTATTCCCTGTTAGAGGTGGCACCAAGGTGTCTACTAGAGGCTTTGGCTTTTGATTTATACAAAGGATTGGTGTGTATTACATATACCAAGGACATCGGGTACTAATTTCAAGGTTAATGCTTTAATGAAGTATAATAACTCTGCGATTATGCCCCATAGTTCTCCTACTATTACTGACAGACTTAGTCAGCATAACCCTATATCTTCTTTTGATATGGGTAGTAGGAAGGTCTATGCAATAACAAGACACCCGTATACAAGAGCATTAAGCCTGTATACTTATGCAGTCAATGACCCAGCATTCAAGGTTATGTTTAACAACGTAAGCTTTAGAGACTTCTGGGAGTTAGATATATCAGAGTATTGTGATTGGTCTTTAACGACTCCACAGTGCGGATTTATAGATGATACAGTTAAGACCTTTAAGATAGAGGACTCTTTAAATGAGCTATACAGCTTAACAAAGGTAATCTCTTATAAGTCTGGTGTGAATAGTTCTGTATCCAACATCAACGACTACAATAACAACAACAATAGAATACTTGTGGAAAGTATATTTAATGAAGACTACCACAGGTTCAATTATAATAAAGGAATATAACATGGCTTACATGAAAGGTCGCAAGACTAAGAAACAAGTAGCACAAGCTAAAGCACTAAAGAACGCTAGAAGCTTATCTAAAGGAATCCAAGTAAAAGGTAAAGGCACAGTAAAGGCTAAGTCTAGAACTGTTAAGTCTGCGGCTAAACTTATGAAGGCTCCAGCTAGAAAAGTTAACACTTCTGGTAACAAAGCAAGAAGCAACATGAAGAAGTCTACAGCACTAGCTAGAACTACTTCTAAGACATCAGGATTGAAGTCTAAGTTAAACAAAGGCATCAACAAGATGACTGGTTCTAAAACATCTTTATTAAGCAAGAAGTCAATGCTTAAGAAGAAAGTTGGAAAAGCATCTAGTTCTATGTCTTCTTGGTCAGCTAAGAAGAAAGCGGCTATGCAAAAGCTTTGGAACCGTAATAAGAAATAATAGGAGCTACTATGTCAATAAGAAGAAAATTATTACGTAATGCTCTTAAACGTCTCTCCAAGTCTAAAACTACTAGAACAATAACCTACAAAGCGGCTAAGCGTATGTCTTCTGCTCAAAAGAGAGCTTTGGCTAAAGCTGTTAAAGCTAGTGCTATTAAACGGTCTAGCTCTAAACTTGTAAAGTTAAAAGGTGTTAAGTTATTATCTAGCAAAAAAGGTGTTAAAGCACTTAGTCGTAAAACGGTTAACATAGCTAATAAGAAGGCGTTAAGAGCTAACAACAGAAAAGCTATCAATACACTTGCGAAAGCTTACAGTAGTAAATCTCAACAGAAAGCCGTAAGAAAATCAGTTAACTCACTTTTAAAGACGGTTGATTCGAAATCGGTTAATACACAACAACTACAAGACTACTACAAGCGTTTAGCAAAAGTAAGCAATACTACTATAAAACTCAAGAAGGCGAAGTCACAGTAATGTCTTTACGTAGCAAACTTCTAAGAAAAGTTGTCGGTAAGAAACTCGGCAAGAAGGTGGGGAAGTCAGCAATGACTCCTGCTAAGAAAAGAGCATTGGCTAAAGCTGTAAAGGCTTCAGCTATGAAACGTAAAAAGGGTGGAGTGGGTAGTGCAATTAAGACCAAATTGAGACTATCTGGCGGTAAGCCTAAAGTTTCTCTCACTAAGAGAAAAGCAAAAGCAATTAAACGTAGTGCTAAGTATGACGATAAGGCTCAAGCAGTCGAACGTAACATGCAAGGCTCTATACTTAAACGTGATAATAAACTTAACCTAGCACGTAGAATTAAACTAGGACACTATGCTCGTAAGAGTAGAAGACTTAACAATAAAGCCAAGCGTATTGGCAATAGAATGAAAAGGAAATAAACTATGGCTAATCATGCAAGAAAATTTGTTGCTGACGATATGTCTGGAGATTATATTTCCAACACTGTCTATGGTAACGTTAATGATAACTCAAACCAACCAAAAGGCTTAGTACAAGTAAACTATGTCTCAGGGAGTGTACAGTTACAAATGCGTTTAGATCCCTCAGCCTCTTGGTTCACTGTTAAAACTTACTCAGCTTCAGCTTTAGAAGAAATCTTCTTAGCAAATGAAATGAGAGTTGTAGTGACTGGTGGAGCAACTGTCTGGGTATCGGAAACTCACTAAGATGACCAATGTATTCTCAAACATGATTCCAAGCACGGGGGTGGCTCTGGAACTGGTCTAACAACAGACCAAACAGAATTCCTATCACACTGGAACTATGATGAAACTTCTGTAACAACTATAGCTGACATTGAAGGCAGTGCGCCTTTAACTGGTTATAACTTTGTTTCTGGTGATTTAGTTACTGATACGCCTTAATAAAAATAAAAATAATTTTGCGATTCCCCTAACGGGGGATTGCCTTAACCAAATTTGTCCAACTGAGGTTCGACAGAAAGGAAAAAGAAAACATGGCACGTTCAAGAATTAATAGTAAGTCAAAAGACTTAATTAAAGATAACGGTTCTGTGTTGGTTTCAGTAGTAGAAGGTGAGCAAATTCACATGGGAGTTACTCTCGGATGGCTCACTAACTTAACAGGCTATACAATCACAGCTAAGATTGTAGAAGCTGATAGCTCTGCTCTAAACCACTCAGACCCAACAAGCCTACCTACTGCTGTACAAAGCGGAGGTCAGGTAACAACACTCCCAATAATAGATGCTGTAGTAACTGACAACACATTTAATATTGTTATACCAGAAAACTTGGTTTCTCTATATGTAACTCAACCTTCACCTGAAAAACCAGCTTATGCTTGGATTGGTGTTGAGGTAGCAGATAACGGTATAGGTAATAACCAACAGATATGGAAGCCTATGCGTGGACTAGTTGAAATTCTATTCTCTCCTTCTGAGGAGGTATAAGAATGTCTAAATACACAACAACGGTTGATAACAACAATATTACTTTAACAATCGATAAACAAGAACACACACTAAGCTTGTCCCGTACTGGTGGACAAGGCTCTAAAGGCGATTCTCTGACTAACATACAACTTGTTGATGCAGAAGTAATAGCAACTATTACCAAAGCAGATGGTACCACTTATGATATTAATGCCGGTAGCTTAGATAACGAATTTGATATAGATAACTTGTCAGACTTTACAATAAGCAACGTTCAAGACGGAGATATTGTTCAGTACAATTCGACAACAAGTCAATTTGAAAATCATCAGTTTACAACTAGTAAACTTACCGACTTAGATAACACGAATAAAGAAGATGGTGCAGTCTTAGTTTATGACGAAACAGCACAAAAATACCAAGCGACTAATCGCATAGAAAAACAAACAACATATATTATTGGAGGTAGCTTCTAATGGCAACTAAAATTTTACTAAAGAAGAGCGTTACCGGTGGAGCTTCCCCCTTAACAGCTGACTTGGAACAAGGCGAGTTAGCAATTAACCTTGTAGACCGCAAGATTTATACTAAAGACAGCGGAAATAACATAAAAGAAATTACTGGAGCTTATGTCGATGCATCAGCACCATCTAACCCTGTTGAAGGTGACTTGTGGTATGATACTGCTAATAACCTTCTTAAAGCACATAATGGTACTGGTTTTGTATCAGCGGGTTATCAAACTTTAAGCGCACTAGAAGATGTAACACTAACATCAATATCTTCAGGTGACCATTTAAAATGGAATGGTTCGGCTTTTGTAAACTCTAACTTTGAATCAGATGTCGAAGGTTTACTATCAGTAGCTAACTCCGGTACAGGTTATGGTGAGCTAGCTTACTCTAGTGGTGTTTATACTTTTAATAAAGTAACATCAGCAAACATTCGTGGTGAAGTTTCTGTAACAGATGCGGGCGGAGACGGTTCTTTAGCTTACAGCAGTGCTACAGGTGTTATTACTTATACTGGCCCAAGTGCTAGTGAAACAAGAGCACACTTTAATGGCGGAACTGGTGTAACTATTACTAATGGCGAAGTAGCTATTGGTCAAGCAGTAGGAACTTCTGACAACGTTACCTTTAATAAGGTCACAACAAGCTTAATAGAAGGTGGTTCAACCATCACTATCGACCCTGCGGGTTTAGGTGACAACACAGGTACAGTTGTAATTGCGGGTGACTTAACAGTCAATGGTACAACAACTTCTGTAAACTCAAATGAAGTTAACATTGGTGATTCAATCATCTTGTTAAACTCTGATGAAACAGGAACACCATCACAAAATGGTGGTATAGAAATAGAACGCGGGACAGCGGCTAACAAATCATTCGTTTGGAATGAAGCCGATAATAAGTGGGACTTAGCTAACGAAGAGTTACAGAACGTAATTCTAGATGGCGGTACATACTAAAACAACTTGGGGGTGGCTCTATAGTCACCTCCACCTCACACATAGGAAAGAAGCCCAATGGCAACTAAAATTATTCATAAGAAATCCTCGGTAGCAGGCTCAGTCCCTTTGGCGGCTGATTTACAACCCGGAGAGCTTGCTGTTAACTTAGCAGACAAGATTATCTACACTAAAGATACTTCTGGAAACGTAATAGAGATGGGTATTATAAGTCTTAACGATGGTGAATTCTTCATCGGAGACAGTAGTAACGAATCTTCAACAGCAAACTTTAATGAAGCAGTAGACGCACGAGTAGCGGCACTGGCAATCGCACTAGGATAAAGAAAATGGCAAATACATTTAAAAGATATACAAGCACCGGTATAGGTACAAGTGCAACAACAGTTTACACAGTCCCTTCAAACAAAACTGCAATAGTTATTGGATTTAACATTTCTAACGTTACAACTGGACAAGTAAACGCAGACTTACAAACAGCGGGTATGTACTTAGTTAAGAATGTCCCCTTACCTGCAAACGCGGGTTTAAGCCCATTAGATGGTAAAATAGTATTAGAAACAGGAGACACTGTAATTGTGACCTCTACTGTAGCTAGTTCTGTAGATGCTATCATAAGTGTAATGGAGCAAGATAATGTCTAAGCAAACAGACTTAATTAATATACCCGATGCTATAACAGTTAGTGGATCTAATGTTGGTATTGGGACTAGTTCTCCTAGTAGACAACTAGAAATATATGATGATGGTACAGTTGGACAAGCTGTTTTAGCACTTACTGCTCAAAACACAGACCCTAGTCGCATCATGTTTGCCGACCCTGACGATGTCAACATTGGCATTTTAGATTACCACCACTCTGACAACAGTATGCGTTTTATTGTAAACAACGCAGAAAGTATGCGCATCGACTCATCAGGCAACGTTGGTATTGGAGCTAACCCATCAACGTCTCTTGGTGCTGGTGATAATACAGCTTACATAGGCGCAGACGGAGAAATACAAATTAGACGAGCGGCTGGAACAGGTCGTAACATGATGAAATTTAGAAATGGTTCTAATCATGTTGGTTCAATAACGACTGACGCTAATAAAGTTTCTTTACTATCTTTATCGGGCGACCTTATTTTTGGAACAAACAACACAGAACGTATGCGCATCGACTCATCGGGCAACGTTGGTATTGGGACAGATTCTCCAGATGCACCGCTTGATGTTACCCGTTCTGGCGATGGCACAATAGCTGTTTTACAGACAACAGGAAGCCATGGTTTTGAGATTTCTGCACCAAGTAGTACAACATTACAAATAGCATCAAGGCAAGGGTCTAAGAATCTAGACCTTTGGGCTAACACATTAAGTTTTAGTGCTGGCGGCTCAGAACGTATGCGCATCGACTCATCGGGCAACTTTATGTTTGGTAAGACTAATATCCAAGATGCAGATTCTGGATTTGTAATAGAGTCTTCTGGGTTTACTAATCATCACCGTGACAGTGGTACTGTTTCAGTATTTGATAGAGGAACAAATGACGGCGAAATACTTAGCTTCCGACGAAATGGTACAGTTCATGGTAGTATTGGTCGTGGGGGTTCTGGTTTTTATATAGCTGGTGTAGCTAGTTCAGACTTTGGGGTGGTTTTTGATGGTAGTGGTTTAATCTCATCTAATGACGATGGAACACTAAGAGATAACCAATATAACATAGGTCACGGGGCATATCGTTGGACTAACATTTATGCAACAAACGGGTCAATAAACACATCTGATCAGACAGAGAAGCAAGACATAGCATCTCTTACAGCAACAGAAATGCTAGTAGCTAAACGTATTTCAGCAATGTTTAAAAACTACAGATGGAAAGATAAAGTTGCTACGGAAGGAGATGGTGCTAGAAATCATACAGGTATCATAGCTCAAGACGTACAGGCGGCTTTTACAGCAGAAAGTTTAGATGCAAGTAAGTATGGTTTATTCTGTTCAGACACATGGTGGACACACGATGTAGAAGTACCAGCAGTAGAAGCTGTAGCTGAAGTGCTAGACAAAGATGGCAATGTAACTACAGAAGCTGTTGAAGCAGTAGATGCTTACACTCGCACTGACACTTACGACACAGAAGCTGAAGCACCAGAAGGTGCAACAGAAAAAACTAGACTAGGTATTCGTTACCCTGAGTTACTCTCTTTTGTAGCCGCATACAACGAACAACGATTTGCTTCTATTGAGGCAAGACTAACAGCATTGGAGGCTTAATCATATGTCAGGATATATAGGCGTAAAAGCGCCCGGAGTAAGTTCTGGTACAGAGTATAAAAAGAAATTCTCTATTACTGGAACAACTACCTCTTTAACTGGCTTGACTTATAACACAGGACGAGTTCACCTATTTCATAATGGTGTAAGGTTAGTAGACGGTACAGACTATACAGCCACAGACGGCACGAATATAACACTTACAGTAGCGGCAGAAAGTGGAGATGAAATTGTAGTAGTATCACAAGCATCCTTCCAGTTGTCTGACCATTACACAAAGACAGAAGCTGATGCTGCTTTCCTGTCGCCAACAGGAGATGGCTCTGCTCTAACAGGCACTGGCTCACCAAGCATTGACGACAATGGTAACGCCACAGCAATCACGATTGATAGCTCAGAGAATGTGTTGGTGGGTAAGACTACTGATGCTTTTGGAACTGCTGGAATAGCCTTACGAAGCACTGTTGCTGATTTTACGAGAGATAGTGGCACACCTGTAAATGTTAACCGCCTTACTGATGATGGTCGTTTGATTGCTTTACATAAAGATAGTGTAGTTGTAGGTAGTACAGGTGTTGTGGGCGGTAATGATTTATATATTGCTGGTGGAGCAACAGGCATACGTTTTGATTCTGATGTTGCAAAGATTTATCCAACCAACGGAACTGGTGCAGTGAGCAATGGTGCTGTAGATATTGGAGAAGTTAATTTTAGATTCAAAGACGCTTACCTATCAGGTGGAGTATACCTCGGCGGTACAGGTTCAGCGAATAAGTTGGACGATTATGAAGAGGGGACTTGGACGCCTGATATAAGTTGGGTAGGAGTAAATGCTGAAACCTATTCTCGCCAAGTAGGTTCATATGTAAAGATAGGTCAATTTGTTTTTTGTTCTATCGCTATTATTTTTGATAGAAACACATCTACTGGTGTTTTTGGGATGGGAGGTTTTCCTTTTACAAATAACGCTTCATCATCAAATGACCGTGGTGTTGGTAAATTTGGGTATTTTTCTGGTTTGTCAGATGGTTCTAAATCTCCTCTGTTCTTAATGGAACACAACAACAACTTTGGCTATTTTCGTCTATCTGGTGGTACAGCCTCAGATAACGGTACTGCTTATATGACTGATAATAGCATAGGAAGTTCAGTAAATTTCCACATGGATGTAACTTATAGAACAACACAATAACCCTCTCAGAGATGGGGTTGGACAGGTGGCACTAACGCCACGATAAAACATAGGAGGCCAATATGGCACTAGCAAAAGTAATAACAGAAGATAAGATTGAAATCGTTGGAGATCACAAACATGTGCAAGTGAGAACCAAAACCTCAGTTATGGAAGATGGTGTAGAACTATCATCAGGTTTCCATCGTCACGTCTTATCTTGCTCAACTAAATCAGGTGATACATGGGGTGACACGGACATCTCAAGTGAGTCAACAGAAGTACAAGCAATATGCAATGCCGTTTGGTCAGACGCAGTTAAGACTGCATACCAGACAGCTATGGATGCACAAGAAATATAATTAGCAGGAGGCATAGAAAATGTCAGGATATATAGGTTCTGCACCTTCTCCGCAGAATGTCCAAACAAGAGACGCTTTCTTAGCGACTTCGGGACAAACAACTTTTGGGAGTTCCGGTTATGAGCCGGGCTTTCTAGACGTATACTTAAACGGTATTAAGTTAGCGTCTGCAGATTACACAGCTACTAATGGTAGTGACGTTGTTTTAACAACAGGTGCCGCAGTAGACGATATACTAGAAGTGGTTGCTTTTGATGTTTTTGAACTTGCCAACCATTACAATAAAACCGTATCAGACTCACGTTACATAGCACAAGGTACACCTACGGGTGGTGGTATGTTTAAAGGCGATAATGGTACAGTAGGTACACAAGCTGGTGACATCTTTCGAGTTAATGAACAAGAGCTAAACACTAACACAACAATTGACGCAGACGAAAATGCGAGTGCTACAGGACCACTTACTGTTGCATCGGGTATTACCCTGACAGTCAATGGAAACTTAACGGTGATATAGATGAGTACATTACAAGTCGAAAACTTAATAGGACCAACATCTGGGTCTAATGCGAACAAGGTGATAATACCAAGTGGTCAAACACTGGATGCTAGTAACGGGTTTATTCCACCAGCAGGGAGTGTTATACAGGTAAAACAAACTAACATTGCTGACGGTGCAGTGTCATTTAGCGGTGAT